GCACGACCCCTCTACCATTAAGTACGCCCACAATGCGGCCTTTGAGTTCGACTGCCTCTCCAAATACTACGGGGAAATGGTTCCCGAACAGTGGCGTTGCACGATGTTCCACGCCCTGTATTGTGGATACCCCGGAAAACTTGAAGCGGTCGGCGCGGCGGTGGGTTTCGACGAAGACAAGAAAAAGCTGGCAACGGGTAAAGAGCTGATCCGGTACTTCTGCAAGCCGGTGAACCCGACACAGAAGAACGGGGGCCGCACACGGAACTACCCTCACCACGATCCCGCGAAGTGGAATCTGTTCAAGGAATACTGCAAGCAGGACGTGGTGGCGGAAATGGAGATCGAAAATCGGCTCTCCATACATCCGGTTCCGGATTTCCTGCAGAAACAGTGGGAAACCGACCTTCGGATCAACCGGCGCGGTGTAGCAGTTGACCTCGATCTTACCTCGGGCGCTCAGGCAATCGACGCCAAGATCCGCGAGAGCCTTCTGATGGAGGCCACAGAGATTTCCGGGTTGTCAAACCCAAACAGCGTGTCACAACTTGTCGGGTGGCTTAATCAAAACGGCCAAACCGACATTACCGACCTGCGGAAGGAAACGGTCAATGACCTGCTTTCGGGGTGGAGCGGTACAGAGGAAGAGAAACGGATGCTCGAGATCCGACAGGAGCTTGGCAAGACATCCAACAAGAAGTACGACGCCATCAGCGAGTGCGTTTGCAACGATGGCCGGGTACGAGGCCTTCTCCAGTTCTACGGAGCCAACCGGACGGGCCGATGGGCTGGCCGACTGGTTCAGGTTCAGAACCTCCCGCGGACCTACATCGGGTCGCTCGACTTGGCTCGGGATCTTGTGAAAGGGCGGAAGGGCGAGGCCCTTCGAGTGATTTACGGATCGATCCCTGATACCCTTTCTCAGCTTATCCGCACGGCTTTTGTGGCATCACCCGGAAACGTGTTGATCGATGCCGATTTCTCGGCAATCGAAGCCCGCGTGATTTCGTGGCTCGCGGGGGAGGAGTGGCGGTTGGAGATCTTCCGGACAACCGGTAAGATCTACGAGGCTTCGGCCTCCATGATCTACCACGTCCCCGTTGAAACCATAGCGAAGGGGCAACCGAACTACCACCTCCGACAGAGAGGAAAGGTGGCGGAGCTGGCTCTTGGCTATCAAGGTTCGGTAGGGGCCATGCGCAGAATGGACGCGGCTCACGCGCTCGATGACCTCTCAGACGACGATCTTTTGGGAATCGTGAAGGGATGGCGGCAGAGCAACAACAAGATCCAGCAGCTGTGGTACGACGCGGAGGGCGCGGCCATTCATACGGTCGAAACCGGAGAGGCTTCGATGGTGAAGTGCCTGACTTTCCGGATGGAATACGACAGAGAACACGGGGGCTCGTGCCTTAGCATTGAACTGCCGTCAAAGCGGAAGTTGTTTTACAACAACCCCACGCTTACGCGGAACCGGTGGAACAAGGCGTCGCTCCAATTCTCAGGCGTAAACCAAACGACGAAAAAATGGGAGCACGCGGAAACCTACGGTGGTAAGATCATTGAGAACTGCACTCAGGCAATCGCCCGGGATTGCTTAGCCGAGGCAATTGAGCGCCTTGAGGCCGCGGGATTCCCTATCGTGTTCCACATACACGATGAAGTCGTAATTGACACGAGGCCCTTTGCGGACGATGAAAAAATGCTTCAGGCGGTGATTGACGTCATGAGACAACCGCCCGAATGGGCTCCCGGTCTTCCCTTAAACGGCGATGGCTGGGTGGGAACGTACTTCAAGAAGGATTAAGCAACATGGGCTGGTGTAGCTCAATTTGGCAGAGCGGGCGTCTTGTAATCGTCAGGTTTTTGCGGGTTCGATTCCCGCCGCCAGCTTTTGCCGGGGTAGCATAGTGGCCGAATGCGGCGGGCCTGAACCCCGTAGAGTGCTCGACAGAGGCTCCGTGAGTTCGAATCTCACCCCCGGCGTCTTCCGGAGAAATCCGGTCGGTGCGGAGTGTCCGCGCAGCGATACCGAAATCGTGTCTTAAGCGGTGAACCGAAAATACTGTCCGGTATGATTGGCTCGCATAGCAACCGATTAGGGCGCACAAAAATCGCTTCTATTCAGCCGTAGCTTTAGTAGGTCAGAGCACCGGGCCGTTAGCCCGGAGGATGCGGTTCGATTCCGCACAGCTGGCCCTCTCTGGTATGCAGGGGGACATAAACGCATACTCGGTCGTGATGCAGGGCTGTAACGCGGGAAGGCCAACCGTGTCTGCATCAACAAGGGACGTTACCTCAATTGGTAGAGACACCGGCTCATAACCGGTAAGTTGAAGGTTCGAGTCCTTCACGTCCCATCGGCGAAGTGGCGGAAAAGGTAACGCTGATTTCACGGTGTCAAGAGGAATGCGAATAGGGGTTCGAGTCCCCCTGTCAACGGTGTTCGACTCCCGCTGGCGCATGGTGCAACAACATCCCCATGTGAGGTGCAAATCCTCACCTTCGCTGAAAAATATGCGGTGGCGGAATAGGTAGACGCACATCCGGAGTTGAGCCTTTCATCGGTTAACGGTTGCTCAACTCAGAAAACCGATATGAGAGGTGCAAATCCTCTCCCGCATAATCTGAACTGGGGTGGCGGAATAGGTAGACGCAGAGACGGTCAGGTGACAGGGGTACGGATAAAAACGTAATCAGGTACTTCCCCTATGGGTTCGATTCCCTCCAATCCGGGCAGACGTCGGCCCATGTGAGGTGCAAATCCTCACCCCCGCCTAAGTTGCAAAAATGGAGGAACACATGAATTTCAAGTGTAGTATAACAAGGCAGAAATGTCAAATCGATGATTTTGAATTTGACAATGTGTTATGCCCTTTTTATAAAAGTGGAAACTACCGGTACAAACCCACAGAAGGGAATTTCCATTACGATCCTTCCAAAGGCGAACAGAGAACGGTTTTCTGTTTTGATGATACTTGCAGGTTTTATGGGATAAAACGGTCAGAGGAAATCAAAGGCCGAGACTGGCTGGATAAATAATATCGCGCGGTAGAGCAGAGGTCAGCTCGCCAGCTTCATAAGCTGGAGGTCGCAGGTCCGAATCCTGCCCGCGCAATCAAATTGATCCGGAAGCGATACAGGAGATACAGGATCGCCCATCTGGTCCGTTGCCATCAAAAGGGATGGAGGTAAATAGTTCCGTAGTCCTTACTGCGGAGCTTCCGTACAACGGCGTTATGACCCTACCGGCACGTAAGATCGGGGAACGTACATAGAGGGTTGATAATATACGACGGCTGGTTATAGAAGGTACGGAACGACGGTCCGCCAAGGGCTTTGTGCGAAGTCCGCGCTGGTGGCAACGTGCGTAGAAGCGACTGTCGTTTTCGGGGAAGTCCTACCCGGCCCCATCTGAGAATGAGGAAAGAAAATGAACACACTGAAAGTCGAAGCCCTACTTGCAAAGAAGTATGGCTATAAACGTCTTCCCGGTGATTTGTCCGAAAAGTACCGGCAGTATTTTCATGAGAACATTCCGAGTTGGCTGAAGATTGAGGGAGAAACCAGACCTCTTTATACCGTGAAGGGATCGAAAGTGTGCGATTTCTATGACAGGATCGTCATTGGAGATTACGGAGCGTTCATTGAGTTCTTTGCCGAACCGGAAGAAACGCACTTCATTATCCAACCCGGTCAGGAATACAGGGTGAATGATCCGAGGTACAGCAACAACGTGAAGTATATCTGGATGACAGTTGATGATGGATCCGGAATCAAGATTTACAGACAGAGAAAAACCGTAACCTATGCAGACTACCTTCCGGACCGGTATTATGTGAGTGTGCATGAAGTAACGGCTTGAAATTCGGGGGATTAGCGTAATGGTTGGAATTTATAAATTCACAAATGTAATTGATGGTAAGTCTTATATTGGAAAAAGCAAAAATATAACCAGAAGATATAATCACCATAAGCGTTTGGCTGGCGGTGAAGCAGATGGCTTTAATCTATATGTAGACTCTGTTATGCGAGAAGTGGGATTCCATAATTTTGAGTTTATGGTACTTGAAGAGTGCCATCCAGAAGAACTCGATGAGAAGGAAAAATATTATATAAAAAAGTTTAACACCTTAATTCCGAACGGATACAATATAAGTTTTGGGGGAAGAGGAGGAAGGTTTCAATCCATAAAATCATTTGAAGAAATAAAAGAAATCCAGAGGTTATTGAGCGATACAGTTTTATCGGAAGCAGAGATAGGGCGGAAATTTGGGGTTACAGATGTTACTATTTCATATATAAATGTTGGAAAAATATGGAAAAACGAAAATGTGAGTTATCCAATAAGAACCTTAAGCCTAAATCGTATAATCACTCCGGTACATTGTGAACGATGCGGGAAAGCAATACATAAAAGAAATAAATTCCATTTATGCCAGAGCTGTTATTCAAAAAAGAAAGGCGAGCACATTCCGCCGAAAGAGTTGTTATTTGAGGAACTGATGGGATCAAGTTTTGAAGCGGTCGGTAGAAAATATGGTGTGACGGGAAACGCTGTAAAAAAATGGTGCGAGAAGTATGGTTTACCGAATCACGCCTATGAATATCGAAAACTACGAGATTTGAGGGATAAACATTAATGGTAATGTGCATGACTTTGAATCATGAAAAGAAGGTTCGATTCCTTCATCCCCTGTTTAACTTGCAACCAACTTGCAACTAACTTGCAACCTTGAAAGGGGGTGATCCTACTGTGGACGGAGCAGGTAACGAGTTTCCGTTGACTATATCGCCGCCCGGAATTGATGAAATCATCGAATCTCTAAAGGGAGTAGGGATTGAAGTTGTTCCGGGCGAATCAACAGAGTATGTTATCGCTGAAGAACCGGATGGTAAGCGGTACAAACTTCCGAAGGATTTCAATATCTTCACGAATCCGATTAAGATTCCGATTGAAGAAAATGGAGGTGGGAAGATATGATCTATACAGAGATTAAGGAAGACCTGTTTGAGGTTCCGGATCATTATTATTTAGCGCATTGTATTAACGGCAACTATACGCTTGGCGCAGGAATCGCAAGATCATTCGCCGATAGAATGAACATGAGGTATCATCTTGTGTCACAGTATCCGATTAAGGCCGGGGAACAGTATAAGTATATTGGAAAAGCTCTTCTTGTGGGACGTGTATTTAATCTTGTTACAAAAGCATTCCATTATAACAAGCCAACCTATGAATCGCTCCGATCTGCATTGAATGATATGCACGATCAATGTGAGGAACTTGGAATCAAGTATCTTGCCATGCCAAAGATTGGTTACGGCCTTGACAGGCTCGATTGGAGCAAGGTGGGCGTGATGATCCGAGAAATCTTCAGTGATTTGGATATTGAAATTCTGGTGTGTTATATATAAGCGAATAATATGTGGTGTATGCCCATGCCGAAAAGCGACGATAGTTGCCGGAGAATCGATCAACCCGACAGAGAAAAGGCGGCATACGTTTACTGAGCGTGAGGGGGACTCAGTAAGCTAAAGAAATCATGACATACTATACAAAACGCTATTTTCTCGGAATACCTATATATTCTGTGATTCATTATCCTCGAAAATGTGTAATAACTTTCTTCGATAAATTTTTGATGGAACACGGAATTGATGTTCCCGAAGAATATGAACCGTGGATGAGTTAAAAAATCTTTAATTACATCCGGGATGACTGGCTGTAATTAAAGAAAAAGACCGATTTCTTTAATTAAGATGAAAGGTGAACCACATGGCTGTTCAGAGATTGTACGGGTATATAATCGTATGTAACCGGTGTGGCAAGCAATCTGAGTATATCGGGAGACAGCCTCTGACTGATGATGACATTCAGAAATTAAGTCCGGATTGGCAGTTTATAGAAGACAAGAGGTTCCCGGCGTATAAGAATATCTGCCCAGCTTGCCTTATTAAAGATAGAGGTCAAAATAGTGAAGAAAAGAATAACGGTCATCCTTGAATATGAGAATGAAGATGAAACCGATCTTTTGAATTTGGATCGATTCATAATTGATGACCTTGAGACGGAATTAAACTGCTGTTCGCATTTCTTTGAGATCAAATCTATCGACATTGAGGAGGATAAAATGGCCGATTGGCACGAAGATTACAGCGACCGGTTTGACGAGCTTCGGAAACATCGGGTAGAACTGAGCCATTACAAATATGGATCAGTCCGAAAGAATTACCGTACTGGTAACATTGATGCTATCGCCACGATGAAGAAGTGCGTCGATAAGTACCGGGCCACGGGCAACACTGAGTACCTTTGCGATGGGGCGAATTACCTCATGTTCGAATTCATGTTTCCGCAAGTTCCGGGGGCCTACTTCCGGGCCACCGATTCAAGTGAGTCTGCTGGTATCGTTGGTATCAGCGAAAAAGAAATGGAAGAACTGAAGAAGGAGGATTTCTAAAATGAAACGCACAAGGATCTTTGCAGCGGCGTGTCTTGCCGCATTGATGCTCTCTGCTGCGTCGTGCAACCGGGGGATCACCGACTTCCACCAGAAGTTCGATTATGCCTTCATTTACTTCGGCGACAAGATCGTCGTTGAGGGTGAGGTCGAAAAATGGTGGGACTATGACAGCAGCGACATGGTTCAGGTTCAGATCGATGGGAAAGTTTATCTGACCCACTCCGCCAATGTTCTGCTCGTCCAGAAATAAGGGGAGGCGAGTGTGGGGCCGGAAAGAGATTACAGAGTCATTGCCATAGACTTTGACAACACCCTGTTCATAACCGAGTATCCGGAAATCATCGCCCCGATTGACCCGATCATCGAAAGGGCGAAGAAACACAAAGAGGGTGGAGACAAGCTCATTCTATGGACGTGCAGAGAAGGCC